TACAACCCACGATAATTTCGGTAGGCTTGTAACCAACGAGCCTCATCGGATTGCTGACGCCAATCTTTAGACTTTAAATAAGAAGCTTTAATATGAGAAACAATCTCATTTAAATCACTATCATCTGCGCCTTCTTCTAAAGCGTAACCGATTTGTTCTTCAAAATCACCGCTGCTGTCTGTCATGTATTAGTACCCAAAGGTTTGATCTGCTATAGGAAAACTTGCTTTTTGTGCAGCAGGATCATAATCAAAAATATCGTGTCGTGGTCTACTCATTATACCATATCTAAGTGCATCGTACAAATGATCTTCCGATTTAGTATCTACATCTTCTGGATTCTTTTTATCTAGAGGTATAGAAGGAAACTGTGATACAAGATTAACGCAAGTATCAAAAACTACTAAGCTTGGCTGTTCATCTTCATTCTCATCCTGTAACCGTCTATGTATTTCATTCTTTCCTGCTATGCGACTTCCACCACTTCTATCACTGGGCTTCCATCTACACCCTACCATAATCATTTGTTCTGCAAGGCTTGGTCCTGTATCGCCTCGTTTATGCCAGCAGGAACTATCTAACACACCGTACATAATCTTACCGTCATCTTCTTCTAGCTCTAGTACCTTGTAAGCTAGATCACGAGCCAGTACCTTAGATACATAAAGCTCTCTATAAACGATCAGTTGACCATCAGGAGCTAAAGCAAACCAAACTACTGCGGACTTTGAACCATACCCATAATCGCAAGCTCTAAACTTAGGAAAGTTTTTAGGTATCTTATACGCTGGTACAACATGTTTGTTTCTGTCAAACTCTGGAAACGCTGAACCTTCTGAAACATCCCAGTTACCATCTAGTAATCTTTTTCTTTGATGCTCCGGCAATGAAAGCAACATCGTTTCATAGTCGCCACTTTCTGCCAAGTACGGATTATCAAAAAGTTTAGCAGGAATAAACTGCCTTTTAAATAACGGCTTGTATTCCTTAGTATGACCTTTAGGATACTGCAACGTATTGCCCGACTCATCCGTAGCCCAAAAAGGTTTATTAGGAGTACTAGGATCAAGGAAATACTTTTTTACCCATACATGCCCTGCGCCACCGGGGTTTGTTGTAGCCCGCATAAAAACAGGAAGATCAGATGCAGCAGACCTCAACCTTGACCGTAGGTAGTCCCAAGCAAATGGCGTGGCCCACTGCGTTAGCTCGTCAAAGCCTATCCAACAAAAAGACAAACCCTGATAGCGTAGTACATCTTCATCTCTATCGAGATAAGACAGCCACAATCTGCCACCAGCAGGGGAAGTCCACTGCATTTTTCTTTCTGACCATTTGATGCCGGGAATAATCTTTGGATAAAGTTCTTGTGATTTCCAAATAAGTTCCCTAAGTTCTTCCGTAGTTTTACGAAGTAGCAAGCCAGAAAATTGAGGATGAATTAAATACCTTAGTGGATCAGCAAGCATAGCGTAACTTTTGCCACCACCTGCTGCACCCCCATACAAAGCCTCGCGTACACTAGTAGCAAGAAAGTCTGTCTGTGGGCCTACGTTAGGTTTAAAAACTACATTGTATTCTTCATAAGATATCTGTGTAGTAGTATCAGATGTAACTTCTTTAATCTTAGGCTTAGGCGGCTGCTCCGCTTTCTTCTTTGCTGCCGCTTTTTTCTTTCGAGCCTGTGTGCTTGACTTCAAGTTCTTCAAGCTTCGTGAGGGCTTTTTTATACGTGGCAAGCCAGTTGCGGTAAGCTTTAGCTTTATTTTTTCTTTTTCTTTCTGTGTTGACTCGCTTTCGGAGGCCAACATGGGAAATTGATCTTCCAGTTTTGTCACTTAACCACCTTGCAACTTCTCGGTATGAATATTCTTTTACGTATTGTCTAGCTAAATCTAGTGCTTCTAACTCTAGATAGACAGGATCAAGTATGTCTGCATCTTCTGCATTAGGTACATAACCAAAAGGAATAGTACGACTAATCCTAGGTATCTGCATCCAGTTACCTTCATCATCACGCAACCCTACAGGGTCAGGTAATGTATAGTAAGGTAAGCTACTCTTCTTCGTCGTCAACTTGCTTCGGTGGCAACAGCATAATACCGTTAGGTGCTGCCACTTCTACTTTGTCCGTCTTTTGAACGCCCACTCGATCCAAAATTTCAGTGGCCGCTTTAAGTAAGTTTGCCGTACCCAGTTGACCGGGGTCACGTAGAATTCCTGTAATACCAATTGCAGCACGAGGAGCGTTGAGTGCCAGATATTCTTTAGTGAGTTCAAGTACTTCATCTTTTAATGTTTTAATAACCTCTCCAACACTTGTGCTATCGCTGTATCCAGCTAGTCGTTTTGCTTCGTTAAAGTCACCATTGGCTTCGTGAAAGATTACACGTAAGAAAGCTTGTTGTTTTTCTGTGTATTCACGTTGTGTCATTTTTTCATGCTCCTATCACCAAACCACCAAGTAACAGCAGTAGTAGTTAAAAATAGTATCTGATTAGAAATTTCTCTTTTAATGGTAGGATCACCTATAGCTTGAATAAATACATAAGCAGAAAAACCTAGTAGCATAAAAGTTAGTATAGGACGAACAAACCTAAGAATGTTACCAATTACAGAACCACTGTAAGAAGCATCATGTGCATAAGAAGCTGTCTTGATAGAAGCAGCAGCATTTTCTTCTGCGATTGCTCTTTCACTTTCTAGCTCTGCACTACGTGCTTCAATTTGCATTTCTTGAAGTTGTAGCTCTTGAGTGAACTCAAGCTGCATTTTCTTAAGCTTTTGTCTAGTCTCTAAGAACCTACCTGCTTGACCAATGATACTACCAATAATGCCGGTAGCGCCACCAGTAAGAACAGAACCTAAGATTTCAAACATATAATCACCATGTTGCTTCTTTAGGACGGTTATCTACATGAACAAAAGAGTTATAGTTAATACCTAACCCTTTAAAACCCACAGCTTTAGCTGCGTATATAACCGCTTCTTTATCTTGTTCATGTAAAGAAATATCAAATGCAGTTGAAGGATTGTTTTCTGTTGCCCTATGTTGACTTTGCGGGGCACCTCCTACCCTAGCATTATGTATAGGACACCTACATGCGCTGTTAAGAGTAATAGGTTTACCTAATAAGTCTCTTAAACTTTGTAGTTTAGTTAAGGCTTCTTGTTGTACATACGCAGAGTTACAACCACACTTACAGGCTATCTCTTGCCAAGTAAAAGAGGACGTAGCTTGAGCGGTAGGAAGAACTTCACCTTTAAAAGTAGTGATCATCTAGCTACCTATTACTGTCCAAAAAATAGTAATAACAGCAATAACACTTGATAATGTAGATAACATAATAAGACTTTCTAATCTTTTAATTCTACCAACTAAACTATCTAGTTGCTTTTCCATAGTAGTATATCTAACAGCACATTCACGCTCATGAGCAGCTAGTTCTGCAGCCACAATAGTAGGACTAATATTCTCATTAATTTCCATAACTATGCGCTATCTAAGTTATTTCTTTTTCTTACCCATAACAGAACCACCATACATGTAGTTTGAAGCACCGTACTTCTTTTTCATGCCGCCCATATTCATGGCAACACCACGACCCTTAAGAACATCTGCCTTTGTAACTTTACCGTCACCAGTTAGATCAGGAAAGCCACCCTTAGCTAACTTTTTAACAGGTTTCTTTTTTGCTACACCACCTTTGTTTAATCTACTTGCTTTATCCCTTAAGGCGTCTAGTTGTTTTTGTGTAGGTTGAGCTTTACCAAAACGAGCTTCAATAATATCAGCAAATCTTGACTTTGATCCTTTTGCCATTTCACCACGTTGTCGATCTTTAGGTAAATCATCAAACTCTCTACGTCGATCTGCCAAAGGTGCGCGTTTCTTTTGACCTGCTGTCATACCTTCGTCACCTGTAGTCTTGCCTTTACCTGCTGTAGCTGCAGGATTAGTTACATCACCTCGTG